TGGAGGACGGGCGCGCCGGTCTCCGGATCGCCCTCGCGCACCGGCTCGGTGAAGTCGCCATGCTGCAGCCGCCACTTGCTCGGCGTCCCGAGGCTCTCCTGCTGGACGCGGGGCTTTCTTCTGCGTTTAGCGGCCATGGCCCTGTCCCCTGTTCCGCGGCCCCCAGCGCCGCGTGGCCTCGTTGACGACCGCCTGGCGGAGCCAAGGGTCGGTGATGTCCTCGACGCTGAGCGAGACCACGCCCTGCTCGCGCCAGACCCGGCGGCGCATGGCCTCGAGGTCGGCGGCGTTGGCGGGGCTCGGCTCGCGGCCGAGCGGACAGCGCGGGAGCGCCGGCGCGCCGGGCAGCCTCACTGGGCACCGCCCCGGGCGTCGATCGCCCACAGCAGCAGGGCCAGCGCGTCGGCCTCGTTGTCGTCCCGCGGGGTGAAGCCGCGCGCCCGAATGGCGGCGATCACCGCCTCCTTCGGCGCGTTGCCCTTGCCGGTGGCGAAGCGCTTGATCGTGCCCACGGGCACGCCCTGGTAGGGGACGCCGGCGCCCTCGCACCAGGCGGTCAGGTGCGCGAGAAAACCGCCGTAGACATGGGCGGCGGCGGTGCCGGCGTGCCGCCGGACCTCCTCGAAGACGACGCTGCCGAGCGGGCCAGCACTGGAGGCCATGGTGTCCAGCCAGCGGCGGAAGCGCAGCCAGCCCATGCCGCCGCCCTCGAAGCGGCCGGGCCGGAAGGCGGCGGTGCCGGAGGCGATGCTGCCGTCCGGCAGCCGCACCGCCCAGCCGAGGGTGCTGCCGAGGTCGAGGGCGAGCAGACTTCCGGTCGGCGGTGCCTGGTCAGTGACGCAGATGACGCAGGGTCCAGAAACACCCGTCACGCGTGCGCGCGTGCGCGCGCGAACGGGTATTTGGGTAGCCTGCGTCATCTGCGTCACTGGAAGGGTAAAGCCTTCGCTTTCGTTCGCGTTCATGCGCTGCATCCCTTTCAGAACTGGATGACGCCGGTCGGCGCCGTCGACTGGCAAAGCCGGAGCCCACGCAGCTGACGTGCGGAGCCTTTGCGGTGCAGTTCGAAGCCACGATTGAGGAGGTTTTCGGAGAAGCGTCTGACCGAGCCGACGTACTCGCCGCCTGCCTCCGCCCATGCCTTCCAGCTCGCGAAGAGCACCGCCGTCGCCTCGACGTGGTTGACGCCGCGCTCGCAGCACTCGGCCAACCATCGGCCGAGCGCATCCTCGGCCTCGAAGTACTCATCGGTCGCGGCCAGGACCGTGGCCGGCGGGCGGAGGCCGACCCGCTGCCATTCGAGGCAGCCCTGCAGCGCCCAGGCGAGGATGCCGTCGCGCTCCGCCAGCAGCCGCTCGGGCAGCCGCTTGTCGCGCCGCGCCGGCGGGATGGTGACGGTGAACGGCACCATGTGCAGGCGCCGCCGCATCGCCTCGTCGACGTTGCGGATCGAGGGCTTGTGGTTGCCCGCGACCAGCAGCTTGAACTGCGGGGTGAACTCGAAGAAGTCCTGCCGCATGAAGCGCGCGGTGATGCGGTCGCCGCCGGTGAGTGCCTTGAGCTTGCTCTCGGCCCAGCGGCTGCCCTGCTCGGTCTCGATCGAGGTGACGATGCGGGCGCCGCGCAGGCCGGCCATATCCGTCGGGTGGCGATCGCCGGTGGTGGCCATGAACATGTCCATCGGCGCGACGGTGGCGTAATCGCCGAGCAGTGCGGTCAGCGTGTTGGCGAAGACCGACTTGCCGTTGGCGCCGGTGCCGTAGAGGAAGAACAGCGCGTGCTCAGTGGTGACGCCGGTGAGCGCGTAGCCGACCACCCGGCGGAGGTAGGCCTGCAGCTCGACGTCCCCGCCCGTCACCTGGGCCAGGAAGGCGACCCACGCCGGGCATTCCCCCTGGGGCGCCCCGCTGGTGATCTTCGTCATGCAGAGAGCACGGTCGTGCGGGGCGACGGCGCCGGTGCGCAGATCCACGACGCCGACCGGGGTGTTCAGCAGCCAGGGATCGCGGTCCCACACCTCGGCGGTGGTGGCGTGGCGGCGATCGGCGCGGGCCAGGCGCTCGACGGCGGCGACCGTCGAGGCCTGCGAGAGCTTCGTCCGGATCTTGGCGTTGTTCGCGCGGTTGGCGGCGGCGCGGCAGACGCGGCGGGCGAGATCGAAGGCGCGCAGCGTGCCCTCGCGCTCCCAGCGGCATCCGGTCCAGGTGAGCCAGGTGCCCCAGACGGCGACGTGGCGCCAGTCCTCGCCATGCAGGGCGCTGAACTCGGCGGCGAGCGCATCCTCGGTGAAGCCGATCGGCAGCAGGCCGTCGTCGCCGGAGTCGCCGCCGCCCGCGGTGGCGTCCTCCGTCGCGGGATCGCCGGCAGCGTTGTTGCCGGCCTCGGCCCTGCGCCACAGCCGCTCCGCCTCCTGGCGCAGGCGGTCCTCGGGCCAGGGCGGGCTGATCCGCGCGGCGTTGTAGTCGCAGATCTCCTGCCAGGCCTGGGCCGCGGTGACGAAGCCGTCCTGGCAGCGGCGGATCCAGTAGCCGATGATGCGGGAGAGGGCCTCGAAGCGGGTGACGCCATCGGCGCCGCCTTCGCGCACCTGCTGGCCGAAGAGCTCGGTGACGTCGCCGCGGGCGGTGGCCGCCGCGTTGAAGTCGAGGGGACCGCCGTCCGCGTTCGCTGAGAGCTCGGCGCCGACCCCCGGAAGCGGCGGCATCGCCAGCACCGCCTCGGCCAGTTCCGTGAGGTCGTGGTCCCGCCCGGCACTGTGACGGATGGCGACCAGTCGCTGCTGCCCGCCCTTCGCATGGATGGACCCGGCGACGCGGATCGGCTGGTGCGCCGAGCGGAAGGCCGGATCGCCGCCGACCTTCACCGCGATCGCGTGCCGCAGCCGGCAGACCGTGGCGAGGTCCTCGCCGGTGGCCGGCTCGGTCAGCCGCCAGTAGAGGTGGAGCTTCTCCTGCCCCTCCGGTGTGACGCCGCCCGAGGCGACCTCGAGGCTGGGCGGGCCGAGATGCTGGAGGAGGTGCGCCCGCTTCGCGGCGATGTCACCGCCGTCCAGGTCGACCAGCACCACCTGCATCTGCGTGACGTGCTCGGCGCTGGCCTGGCCGGGCGCGGCGACCGTGCCGGGGATGACGTAGAGCGCCATGCCCGCCTCGGCGGCCCACTGCGCCTGCACGGCGAGCTTCGCCGGCAGATCGGCGTCGGCCGGCAGGAAGGGCGTGTGCGGAGCGCGGTCGGGCCCGCCCTTCTCGGCGAGGGCGCGGACCGCGACCCAGCCCTCGCACCAGCCGAAGACCATGTCGGCATAGGCCGCGACCATCGCGGCATCGGGGGCGACCGGCATGGGCGGCATCACCTCGGCGGCGCTCATGACCAGCACCGCCTGCGCCACGGGCAGCGGGCGCATTCGATGTGCTCGGGCTCGGCGGCGACGCGGGGCAGCCACTCGCCGGCGTCACAGGCCTGCAGGACGCGCACCGCCTTGTCGCTGATCGCCTGCGCCAGGGCGGCGTCGAAGGGCACCAACTCGTGGTAAAGCTCGCTGGTGTCCTTGTTCACCGCGGTGAACAGGGCCGGCGCCTCGGTCAGGCCCATGTAGGCCTGGTAGAGCGCGATCTGCGCCGCGTAGATCGGCTTCGCCGCGGCGACGCCGCGCCGCACGATCTCCTTCCAGTTCCGGGCGTTGGCCGACTTGCACTCCCACAGCCCCGGCACGGCGATGAGGGCCTGTGCCGACGCAGGCGCCGCCACGACCACGCCGTCGATGTGCCCCTGCACGCGCCCGCCGGCCACGGAGAAGCCGAACTGCTCGCCGGCACGGTTGCGGGTGCGCAGGTCGAAGCCGGCGCGCCGGAGCCAGCCGATCGCCAGGTCCTCGAAGACGTGCCCCACCGCGAAGATGCGCAGCGTCTGCCCCGAGAAGCCGCTGTCGGGATCGCGCGGGACGTCGAGGAGCTCGTACTGCAGGCGCCGCGTGCAGGGATCGCCGAGCCGCGAGCCGCCGAGATACTCCCGGCGCGTCCGCGTGCCGTTCTCCGCCAACAGCGCGGCGTCGATCAGGGCGTTGATCGCCTCCGCTGCGGTCGGCGGCTTCGGGCGGTGGTTGAAGTCGAGGTTGGGCTCCGTCATCAGAACGGCACCTCCGGCGACGAGGGGGAGGCAGAGGCCCGCATGGCGTCCTGGAAGGCGCCGACCGCGACCTCGGCAAGCGTCAGCACCTGCTGCTCGGACAGCGCATTGAGCGGCGTGGTCCAGCCGATCTCCGCCATCACCTCGGCCATGGCGCGCATCGCCGCGCGCAGGGCGGCGCGCTCCTGTTCGGTCAGGTCAACCATGGCGGTGGACCGCCGCGCCAAGCGCACCCACCAGACCTGGCAGGTGATGGAGCAGAAGGAGACCGACGGCCGCTGCGGCTTCGCCGAGGTCGGGTCGAACCAGCCAAAGCCGCGCTCCGGCCGCCGGCAGACGGCGCAGAGCGAGCGGGGCGCAGGCGCCAGGGGCATGACCGATTGCCGGCCTCATGCCGCCCTTCCCGGGACCCCATCGCGGCTTGCCGCGATGGGAACCCGACCCACGCTGTGGGGGAAGACCGCGGCCAGGATCTGCGGCCGGTGCCAGAGGAAGTTCAGCCGGCAGTTCGCCGCGTATTTCGACAGGCCAAAGTCCAGCGCCGGATCGGCGTCCCCGGCCTTCATCAGCAGCTCGCGCTGGCGCGGGCTGGCGGGGTGGTTCAGCCAGAGGCGGCTCTTGGTGGCGGCGGCCCCGGTCTCAGCCTGGCGCAGGAAGTCGTCGGCCCCGGCCAGGACCTGGGCGCGCTCGCCGATGCCGAGATGCCGCAGGCGCCCCTGGCGCAGCTTGCCGACCGCGTGCCAGTGCTCGCCGTCGAAGAACACGCCGGCCCAGGCGTCGAAGCCGGAGGCGATCATGGCGTGGCCGTCCCCGTGCATGTCCCACCAGCGGAAGGGCGAGCGGTCCAGGAGGTCGATCTCGGTCAGCCCGAAGCGCTGCAGCGGGCGCGTCTCGCGAAGCTTTCGCTCCCAGACATGGCCGCAGAAGGGGCAGGCGATGGTGCCGAGCGGCACCTCGG